AAGGTTGTCACTACCCAGGATAAGGTCCGTATCCAGCAAGAGGAAGCTGCACTAGCCGCTAAACGCCAACAGCTTCAGAAGACCATTAAACAGGTCAAAAAGAACGGACCAAATTGGTTTCAACGAACTTTCCAATGAGTGACCTAACAAAAATAGATTCAGTCGCTGGCGTAACGATTTATTCGGTCACCGGCACTCCGAAATCATTCGTCTTTAAAGCCGGCATGGCGATTGACTGTGACGGCAGTCCGCGGGCTTACGGACCTGACAACAGCGGCTTGGACTATACGGCTAATGGCGGTACGCCAGGGTCAGACTGGTGGGGCGGCCCAACGGACGCAAACGGTTATCCGCTCGTTCAAAAAGTCTACGAACCCGCACCGGGAATGTACGTGAGCGGCACCTCGCATCTAGATCCGGCCTATTCGGATGACAGCCAATATCGTTACATCGATTCTGGAGTCATCCCGTTTTTCGTCTTGCCGGGTGGACATTTTAACGGCGCGAAGCTTGGCGATTGCGGGCTGGTTTACAATGAAAAAACCGGTGACAACTGCTACGCAATTTTTGCCGATACCGGTCCTGGGAACAAGATTGGCGAAGCTTCGATGCGCTTGGCCAATTCGCTGAAAATTAACTCAGATCCGCGCAAGGGAGGAATTGAATCGAAGACAATCGTCTATTTGGTTTTTCCTGCCTCGATAGCCAAATGGACTCCGCCGAAAGTTTGGTTTGATACGGCTAACACTTTGACGAAAGCCTGGGGCGGCTTGGCCAGGCTAAAACGGATCGCCTCAGAAATTTAATAAGGAAACACCTAATGCCTGCTCCGAATAAACATAAACACGATATTCCTGATCCTAAAGGAATCTATCCGCAGAAAAAGGCGCAATCTCCAAAACCAGCGCATGAGCAATTACCGCCGCCTGTGATACCGCCAGCCCCCGCTCCGTTTGGCGGTTCGGGTGGAGTCCCGCAGCCTGCCCCGAGTCCGGATGAACCACAACCCCAAACGTAAAATGCCACCTCCGAAACCGAAACACGATAGTCCTGATAATCCGCGAGTTTACGGTAAACCGACCGTCACACCTCGCGACAATTTGCCGATGAGTCCGGACGTTGACACTGATACCCGGCCTGACGAACCAAGCCCCTACACCGGTCGAAGCTCGCAAGGAAAGTGATTACGCTGATTATCCATATCCTGATCGCGGCGATCATTGTCGGATTGCTCTTATGGCTGCTCATGCAGATACCGTTTTTTGCGCCATACGCCCAGATCGTCCGGGTCGTCGTGGTCGTGCTATTCGTGATCTGGCTCATTCTGCAACTGCTGCCGCTCTTGGGAATTCACTAGAAGGAGGTAGCCACTGCCACGCTGGGCACATCCTAAGCCGCTCGACGAGATCCAGACTCCTAACGGAGATTCGACCTTTATCGGGATGGACATGAAGAGCAAGGATCCCGCCTCGATCAAACCCGGGTTCTATCGAGAAGGCTACAATTGCCGAATCGAGAACGGCGGCCTGGAGACGCGACTGGGATCGCTGTGCCCGGGAGCGCTCAATACAGTCGCTTATAACCAGATTTTCGGCACCGGACTTTTCAGTAATCCGAACGGCTTGGAGTGGCTGGCAATCGCGACGGCAAGCGGAGTCTGGTTCGTTCGAGATGGCGAATATCCGCGGTTTATTCCGATGTCGGAAAAGATCGAAGAACCGGTGGAATTCAGCCAATCCTTTGACGTGTTCTTTCTTTGGCGCGGGCCCCTAAAAGTCCCGCTCCTGTGGCATGGCGATTGGTCGGTTTACTGGGAAAACTTTCCGCCACCGGCCGGCGGCCGGGTCACCGTTCCCAATGCCTATTATGCCGAAAATGCCGCCAACCGAATGCTGGTCCCTTACGGCAAAGACCGAATCGCCGTTTCAGACATTGCCGATTACACCGAGTACGACTGGACTATTGACGACTTCCAAATTAACCAGGGAGAAAGTGATGATCTCGTCCGAATCTTTCCCTGGCAGCAAGGCCAGGTCATCTGTTTTAAACGCCACTCGATCTTCCGGGTCATAGGCGTAAGCGGCGACCTCTCCGGTGCCCAGCTGGCTAAGCTTCCTGGCTCACTAGGTCTAGTTGGAAGGCGAGCCGTAGTGGACATTGGCGGCGACATCTATTTCATGAGTCAGAGCGGAGTCTTCCGCATCAGCCAGGTATTTGTGAACACACCGCAGCCAGACGATGTGCCAATTTCCGACTTCATCAAACCTGTCATCGATTCGATCAACTGGAATGCCGCAAATCTCATCAGAGCACAATATCGTCGCGATCGCCTGTACTTCGCAGTGCCTCTGAAAAACTCAGTCCGCAATAATTGTCTGATCGTGTACAACATCGTCAGCGGTTTTTGGGAATCGATCGACACCTTTGGAGATCCAGACTTTCGAATCGATGACCTCATCAAGATGGACTACAACGGTGAGCGCAGGCTTTATGCGATCGATCGCATCAAAGGGATCATCCTGCTCCTCGAGCAGGGCAAGACCGATCTGATGGGCGCGACGCAGGATTTTGAATACCAGATCGATACGGCGGTCATGCTCCGCGGCTATTCCGGACCTGGTAATCGGAGTTTCTTCAAACGCATGGAACTGGTCTGTGGAACCTGGAACCCGCAGTTCACCGTCAAAGCTTATCCAGACAGTAACACGGCCAAAACCCTCGTCAGCAACAAGACAAAAAACCGCACGAAGTACAAGATGTGGAACATGCCACTCTGGAACCCGCTCAATTCCAATGACGATCATCGCAAAGGTCGTCGTGAAGACTATTCAGTTGGGTTGCCCCTGATGCTTGGCTACAACGGTGTGCAGCTTGAGCGAACGCAGGAAGAAAACGAACGGTTCAACATCGGGCTCATGAGTCGTTACATCCAGTTCAAGATTGAGAACACCCAAGGCGCGATCAATATCCGCCAGGTGTCGCTAGAAGCTTATGAGGATCAGAGAGAGCCGCGACCGCAAACCTAAATTGGAGGCTGTAGCGTCAACTACAGAGTAGTGTACGGGCGATTTAATTGTTAAACCGAGCTACCAGTTGGGACCGCGGGACATTCTCACGGTCGATAAGATCAACTTGATGGCAACGCCGATCGTCGAGTTGGCGCTTGCCGATCCGGTCAACGATCAGAACTTCTTTCGGAACGGAAATTTCTATTCGAGTTTCTGGACTACGCCGGCCGGCAAAAGCTGTCCAGTAAATGTCTGGACTACCAATGCTAATTATTGGAGTGTGCGTCCGCAAGGTGCTCCGGTCACGTTTCTCCGCTCGCAGACTGTCCCGGATCAATTCAGTCTTTTCAGTGCCGAGATCCAAGGTGCGGCAAGTGTCAGCACGGTCGAGTTTGGGCAGCAAATCAACGGTGACCTCTCGGCAACGCTACGCAGGAAATGCACCTTTAGCGGATACGAGTACAACGCTACGGGACTGACGATATCGCCGGTCTTGAACATCTACACCTGCGACGCATTCAATAATTTCAATACGGTCACGCTCCGTTCGACGGTCAATCTGCAAACGGCAACAAATGCGACATGGGTATTGATGACCTCGACTATCGATTTTTCCTCGATGACTAATGTCGCGAACGGGCTCTTGATTGCTATCCAGCTTCCAGCGGGTGCAATCAATGATCCCTCAAAGAACGTGCTCTTTAGCCGGCTCAAATTTCAAATCGGCGAACTGGCGACTGAGTTTGTCGATGACACGAGTCTGTTTGTTACCGCTCCGAGCGTCGATTCCACGATGCTCCAGGATGGTTGCATCGCGCGTCCGAGCCTTTTCTTACCGAACGTCGTCCCTTCGGGAGCATATCAAGCCAAATCGATCAAGAATGGCGATATCAACGACGGCGCGATCGACGGGCGTACAATGGCAACCGGNGCGGCAGCTGCAAATCTCGGATTTACGCCGGTCAACAAAGCTGGCGACACCGGTGTCGGCAAATTGAGTCAGACCATCGATACGGTGGTAAATTCAAGCTCTGGGGTCAATGGCGGTCTTGCTGTTCAGACTACGACAACGAACGCCGCGAATGATGGGTATTTTCCCTGTATTGGTTTGTGGCGGCCCGGCAGAGTCGGTAGGGCTTTAGGTCTAGACATCAATGGACGGTTCAAGACTATCGATTCCGGCGGCACGATTGGCTTCCTCTTAGACACCGTTACCAAGGTCGATACCAATTCGATCCAGGACAAAGCTGTTACGCTGGCCAAACTCTCCGACGCTCTGGTTACTTTACTGATCGCTCCAGGAACGATCCATCTTTTTGGTGGTCCAGGGTTTCCAGCTGGATGGTTATTCTGCGATGGAAGTGCGGTCAGCCGGACAACTTTCGCGGCACTCTTTTCCGCCATCGGAACTTACTGGGGAGCGGGTGATAGTATAACGACGTTTAACTTGCCAGACATGCGCGGACGAACGCCGATCGGCTACGTGAACACGGCAGCGCCTGGAATCACTGCTCGAACGTTCGGAAGTAGGGGTGGTGAGGAGGCACACACCTTAAGCGTGGCTGAAATGGCAAACCACGGACACGGCGTCAATGATCCTCCTCATAGCCACATCATGAACTTTCATCACCACACTTATTCAAATCCAACCGGGACGTCGATAGGTGTGCAAGGCGGCGCTAATCAAATTTTTTACCCTAGCGGACAAGCGAATACTAGCGACACACAAGATTCAATGTTTGCTGCTCCCACTGGTGTTAGCGTGCAGAACAATGGTGGAAACGCAGCTCACAACGTCATGCAGCCATTCGCTGTTTGTTATTTCATTATTAAAACGTGAATGTCGGAGAAATCGCAAAACAGTGGTACGCGGAGAACGAGCCCGAAGGTGCTCTGGCTCAAACCATCCTACGTTGCTTTTTCAGCGGCACTATTATTTGTCGTCCAGGTTTTCTGCTTATGGGCGCAACCTGCTGGACCGATGGCAAAGAGATTTTCATGGACAGATCCCCGCACAACTGCTGGTGGATATATTTTTGGGCGACCGAAAAAGGCACCATGTCTTCCTACGACCTGTGCCTGGAAGCGCCGTTTGCGCTTGACTTTGTTGCCTTTAAACGAAGGGGGAAAACAAAAATCATAGCCTGGGAACAGCTATACAACCGCGATATCTACTATGGGCGGAATGCTTATGTTGACGCCAAATAAACTGCAGTTTGGCACGCTGCAAAGCACAGATGCGACAAT